AGTTCTGTCTTCGGACGGTCCATTCCGTCCTGAATTGGTTTGAAAAAGAAGGGGTAATTAACCGATATCGGTACCACCTTGTCGGTAAACATCTTCTTGGCATCAGGACCAGACTTTGATAATATCCCAAACCTAGAGTCGCTTGATATGGTTGCCATATTAACGCACTCCCCGGACGCCATAAAGGAAAACCCAGAACGTCTGTTCTTAAGGTAACACATTCCATAGGATCTAGGATCGGCCTTACAAGCNTCCCAGAATATGTAAAATAATCTGTTTGATTCACGGAAGTCTGGTTGACCGACATCAATTTTACTCCACTGCAAGTACATGTAATGAGTACCAGTAATATAAGTAGCATTGCCTTTGTTATAAAACCAAAAACCTTGCTCTCTTCTATTAAATTCCTCATCGATGTAATCATACCATTTTTCTTTAAAATCTAGTGGATATTGTTCCCAGTCAAAAACAGATTTAATTTTTTTTAAAACTTTAGGATACGGTGTGTATTCCCATTTATCTGTTTCAAACTTATGTATTTTATTTTCTACAGGTAAAGCTATTTTTAGGTTTTGTATTTCATATACTTCACCTATTTTACCTGTTTTGCTTATTACAACAATATCGTGTTCTTTATTGTATCCATATTCCCATTTGTTATACCTATTCATTCGTTTAAGAACTTTAGGTTTAATATGGTCTTTTAAAACTTTATATAAACTTTGTTCGTACATTACTTAGATCTACCTTCTGCAAAACCTTTAAAAGTTCTTTCTTCTTTAACTTCTTTTGGTTTTTCGTTTAATAAGTTTTCTTCTTCTTCGATACGACTAAGTATTTCAAACGCATCGAATATAGCAAGCTTTTTTGTAGCTGCAGCATTTTTAAGTCTATCAGCTGATATGTCATCATCTGAATCAACAATAGCTTCTTTAGCTACTTTAATCAACTCCTCTACTGCTCTCTGCCCAGCTTGGATTATATTCTTCTTCGTCTCCTTGGTATTCATACTTAATTACAATATCATTTGATTTCATACAATAAAGTCGTTTATCATCGACTAAAAACTCCCATTCACTGTTAGGAGTAAATCCTACAAGATCACCTGGGTTGATATTAAGCTCTTCTAAGGACTTATTACCATATTTTAATATACCAATAAGGTTTGCTTCTTTATCAAGCGTTAGATCTTGTTTGCTTTTTATAGGTGTTACAAAGCATCTATTATTTATAGTCTTCCAATTGTTTTTATTTTTATATAAATAAATTTGGTCAACTGCGCAGAAATAATAATCATCTTTAAAATAAGATCTGCTTTTTTTCTTTTCACCTCTCATATCATAAAATGTTCTAAANACATTTTGATGTATGATTATTAAAGCACCTTTCTTAATAGGCGTAGAAAAAGCTGCTGGTGTTTCAATAACCTTAGCAACTCTATTAACAAATTTCCAGTTTTCTATTTTAGTATTTACAACTAATTTTTTATCACCTATATTAACAGTATTGCTGTATTTATCGCCAACTGGTTCAACGATAAAATCATATAGACTCTTCATTAATACTCTAAATCATACTCAACAGATACAGCCATGTTAGAATTAAATTTCTTCCATGGCAATACCTCGTTGTTTTTCTTTATATGTATATTATAAGAATTATCAGATTCGTTAAATAAAATATATGCTATTTCATGACCCCCATAGACTTGTTGACCTATAGAATAATGCATAGCATCATTTTTATAATCAGATCCAATACTGATTTTTCTTATAACAGAATCCATTACGCTTCTACTTCTTCTTCTTTTATTTCAGTATATTCACCAGTTACTAGATCTACAGATATTTTACCATATTCTTTTTCTAGTTCTGACTTATACTCTTCTAAAACTTTATTTAGCTCTGCTACTTGATGTAATAGTCCATGTTTTCTAGATTCTAAAACACCTATTTCAACTACAACGTTTTCAAGCTTTTGATTTTGTTCTTTAATTTTCTCTAATTGTTCTTCTGTAATTTTTGCCATTTGATTTAATTTAATTGTTTTATATTTATATAGTTACACCTGTTTTAGTAAATCTACTATTCAGGTAAATCTTCGTAGTCATCTTTGTAATCGGCTGGTAAATACGATTCCATGCTAGTTACTTGCTCAGTGCTACATTCGTCTTTATAAAAGTCATTTGATAATAACCATTTAAAGTGATCTTTAAGACACTGTAATTGCTCTGCTGAAGTATCTTCATCTGCAGCTTGTGCTAATTGACCATCTACTTGACTAACAATAACTGCTTTGTGACTGTCTGGCGTGTTTTCTGATGTAATTACGTTTTTGTACATTTTTATTTGTTTTTATTTATTTTTATTATTAAGCATTTTCTAATGCTGTTACTTTTGCTGATAAATCTTGTATTGCTTTTACTAAAACTGGTATTAATTTTCCGTATGTAGCTTCAAGTTTTTCTGGATTAGCATCATATACTAAATTTAAATAATCGTCATCAACAGTTTGTAGTTCTTGAGCTATAAATCCAATATCTTTTTTACCTTTGTTAGATGAATAAAATTCTTTTCCTTCTCCATCTGTTTCTGCTCTATTATCCCATACAAACTTTTTAGGTTTTAATGAATTAACAAAATCTAATCCATAAGGTATTGTTTCAATATCTTTTTTGTCTCTTTGATCTGACAAAGAAGTAATACTTGTTTGCTGACATCTTAACGTTCCAATACTTGAATTACCTAAAGTTATTTCATTACTAACATTTTGGGCAGAAGGATTAGCACCATTACCAAGTGCTGTGGTATTACTTCCAGAAAAATAAGCATTGAAGTAAATACTATTACCTACAAAAGTATTATTATTTCCTGTTTGTTCTCCAACACCACCTAGAGTTCTATAACCTATTACAACGTTATTACTTGCACTTACCATAGTTGTAAAACAATCACTTCCTATGGCAACATTACTTGCTCCAGAAACTGTTCCACTTGTTTTACCTTTACCAGCTTGATAACCAAGAAAAGTATTGTCACTTGTAGTTGTTACATATCCACCAGAGCTTTTACCAATACAAGTATTATTACTACCTGTCGTAGTTTTTTCCATTGCACGACCACCAATACCAGTATTGTTATTTGACGATCCCATTCCGTCATAAGCAGCTAAAGCACCTAAATAAACATTATATTGACCAGCTTGTGTAGTTCCATTTCTATAACCAGCTCTATATCCTAAGTTTGTATTATACCCACCATTCATACCATAACCAGCATCAGCACCAACGTTTGTTGTTCCNGTNTTTATGTTTTGACGCCCAGCTCTATACCCTACATTTGTGTTAGATCCATTAGTTGTATTGCTATATCCAGCTTGATAACCTATACTTATGTTTCTAATACCAGAGGTTTGAGAAAAACCAGCTTCTGATCCTATATGAACTGCATAATCCGTAGTGTTAGCTTTACCAGCCTGTGCACCAATATTAACACATTCTTCAGCGTTGCTTGATGTAAATCCAGCGTAATAACCTATACTTACTGTTTTATCATTATTATAACTAGCCCAACTAGCGTGAGAGCCTATTAAAACAGCTTGTGATCCTGTACTAACCTGACCAGCTGCTCTACCTATAGCAACCATTTCATTAGCTCCACTTGATCCAAGAGCATCCATACCAATAGCAACACTACTACTTAAATTGTAAGTTCCTATACCAGAATTATTTGCACTTCCTGCTCTATACCCTATTAAAACCGCATTTGCTGCACTAGTAGTTAGTTCTTCACCAGCAAGAGTTCCTATTGCTACAACATTATTAGAAGTTGTAATATTTAAAGCAGCGTCATTTCCAATAAAAGTGTTATTAGTTCCTGTAGTTAAAGCGTTACCAGCGTCTATACCTAATATAGTATTACCTTGTGGATTTCCAGATAATCCAGCTGGAACTTCACCAACATAAAGAGAATCAGTATCAACTAAACAATCTGAAAGACCATTTAAACTTGAAGCACCGCCACCACCGCCTGCAGCAGCTAATACTATACCACCTGATGTTGAATTATATGTTAAAACATGACCATTTGTTGAACCTAAACCTGGTATTCTAAGTAAATTATGAGATGAGTTACCTAAAGTAATAGAATTATCTGGACCAGCGGTTGCTTGTGTCCCTATTACAATTTGGTTTTCTGCATTAGAACCATTAACATTAGAATTCATTCCAATAACGATATTCTTATCTCCAGTTGTTAATGAACCAGCAGCTGTTCTACCAATTACAGTATTCCACTCTCCATTGGTCATGCTGTCTCCAGCTGCCATTCCTATTACTACGTTATAATTTCCACCAGTAGCATTTGCTAAAGCTCCAGATCCTATTGCTACATTTTGTTGACCNGTGTAACCACNTGAATTACCTCTACCAGCTAAATCACCTACAAAGACATTACTATCTAATGTATTNTATTTTCCAGCCTGGTAACCAATCATTGTTCTAGATCCATTTGTAGTACNTGAATANCCAGCTTCATAACCTATATTTGTACATTTAGTAGCAGAAGTTTGAGAAAACCCAGCTTTATATCCTAAGTTTGTTGCAGCTCCAGGTCCAGAGATAACAACTCTACCGGCATCTCTACCTATATTAATAGCTTCAGAACCAGAACATATCTCACCTGCACCTCTTCCTATATTAATGGCTTCATTTGAAGTAGAACTTCTACCAGCATACCAACCAATACTTATTCCATATTGGCCACCACTAGAAACATTAGAATAAGCTTCTGTACCTACAGCTATTCTTCTGTTTGCGGTAGTTCCTATTTTACCAGCATTGTAACCAATGTAAACATTTTCAAATCCTGTAGTTAAACTTGCTCCTGCGTTTATACCTAATGTTGTATTTTTAGAAGGACTACCTGATAATCCTGAAGGTACAAAACCAGAATATAATGATCCTGAACCATCAATTAAAAAAGGATATCCACCTAAATTACTAGGTGCTATTTTTTTCATTGTTGTGCCTTGATAACCTACAAGAAAATCTACATTAGCAGAATTTGTTTCTGTGTTAAAAGCTGAAAATTTTATATTTGCCATTTTATATTTTTATTTATTTAAGGTGCTATTTCTTGTACCATGAAATTAGTACCAACTTCTGTTATACACTTGTCTCCATTTTCTGCTAGTATAAAGAACGTTATAGGAGATGGACCTCCACCACCCGCTTTAGTTAAAGGGACTGCTAGTATAGCGTTTGCGTTACCTAGTATAGTTGGCATATTATCTTAGTGCTATTATTTTTGTTGCTGTAGTATCAGTTGAATTAACTCTTTTTACCTGTAAAGGTATAAATGAAGAATCAGGTATATTTTCTAGTTTAACTACTTGATCGCTACACGCAGGTACTACTGCTATATTACCAGCTCCACCTACAAATAAACTAAATCCTTCACTTACATTTTTAAAATCNCCGTTAGATCTATATATTTGATAAGGTTTAGTTCCAGGTACAGACGCAGAAACTACTATATTAGTATTGTTTGTTACAGCTGTAACTCTTACTATTGTTATTGCAGCACCATCAATTACATATACTACATCTCCTACTGAAACTCTATTTGCATAACCTGTAGCTGCTGGATTCGTAGTTCCAAGAAAATTTGCACTACCATCTGTTATAGTTGTACCTGTTCCAGAAGAACTGGTTCCAGTTATATAAGCATCTGGTTCTGGTATGTTAATAGTATCACTTACTACTACATTTAATGCTTGTGTTGGTTGATTACTTGCCATTTGTTTTATTTATTACTTATTGATTTAAATTTTTCTACACCGCGTGAGCCAAAATATGCTACATACACGGTAATTAATAGTGATTTTAATAGATCAACCCAACTTGAGTCTACACTAAAATCTATTTCAAAACTATCTAATAGTATTAAAAATACCATAGAAATAGTTAAAAATATCAATGTCATTGGGCGTGTATTTTTTGAAAGCCATGAATCAGACTTCATATCACTATTCCAACGCTTCGATATTTCTTGCATTTCTACCATATCTTGCTCTAATAATTTTAGAGCTTTTTCTTTATCTTCTGGTGGCAATACTACTGGATCTTCTTTTTGTATTAGATTTTTTACTACACCTAACAAACCTTGATCTGGTAATACATCACCAACAGTTCCTAATATACCTGGTGCGGCTTTGCTTAAAAACTGACCGACTTTAGTATCTTTAAATTTCTTTTTAGGCATTTTTATAGGCCTCGTCTTCCCAAGGCAGATTTTTTGCTCCTTCGTTCATTTTAGATCTTGGATAAACTTTACCTTTCCAGTAAACGTTTTTGTCGTCGTAATCTAAATCACCGCGTTTCATTTGATCTATATGAACCATTTCGTGCTTAACAACTTCATTAAGCATGTTAGGATTTAAGTCTTTATTTATAATAATTGTGCCATTATTGTTGGCTTTACCCATTACGCCTTCTTCCATATCAACATGATATATCGGAGTATTATCTATTGGAAACGGTGGGTTTAATTTAAAAGCCATATATTATTTTTTATAAGGAAACATTTTATTTAACGCTCCTTGTCTGGCTTCACAACCGCAAGGGATGTTTAGTCCCTTGCTCATTGTGTCAACCATTTTCTTAATGCCTGTAGCTTTAGTGAACTTTGCGATATCGTCTCCTAAACCTCTAGACTTCATAATTTACGGAGTATATGTACAAGTTGTGTACTGCGCAAAAGTTGCAGGCTGAGTAATAAGGATTTTTCCTTGCTCTCCTGTTTGAGCAGCTGGTGTTTGAAACAAAGCTGGTACTGGAGCTAGTGTAGATACTACTCCACCTGGATTAGCAGTTAAAGCCGCGTTTAATGCATCTGCCGCGTCTTTTTTTCTTGTAGCGGCTGTAGTATTTTGACTTGTTGCTCCTACTATACCTGGTACTTTTATTACATAAGTTCCTGTTGTTTTAGGATTACGCATTTGTATCGTGATAGTTGTTTCACCTGCTGTTGTTCCAGTATGTGTTATTGTTGATCCTCCAATTTCTCCAATTGGAATTAGTGTTTCAATGCCATCTCCTGCTACAGGACCCGCATTTACTTTTAAAAATTGTGCCATTTTGTGTTAGTGTTAGTGTTAGTGTTAGTGTTAGTGTTTGGCTAGGTTTGTACAGTCCTAATCTGTTTATTTTTTCTTGAAATGACCTTTTTGTCTACGTAATTCGTTAAGTGCCTTTAATTTTCTTTTCATGTCAGCTATTTCTTTAGAATCGCCACCGCTTAAACTTTTAGGATTAGATAAAGAACTAGCTGGAATATCTCCAAAGTCACCTCTTTGTCTTCTAAGTTCATTTAAAGCTGCTGTTTTCTTTTTCATGTCGTCTAGCTTTTTATCATCGCTATGATCGCCACCATGCATTTTAGCAGGAGAGTCATGACCCATTTCAGCTGGACTGTGTCCCATTTGAAAAGCTGACTTTGAATGCTTTGACATCCACGATCCAGAAGCGTGTTTAGCTACTGGATTATCGTGCATTAAATTATATTTTTCTTGACCTGCAGATTCCATTTTGTTCGGTGAATAATTCATGTTTATACTGCTTTTTACTGTAGTTGTTTTCACAGCTCCTTCTCCGCTAGCATTTCTAGTGTCGTAGTTTACATTCATTCCTTGCTTTTCAGCCTGGTTTACTGTTCTTTTTAAACGATTTAACCTTCTATCAAATTTGCCTAGATGAGGATCGTTTGTTCCAAAAGTTGCTCTTGATTCATCAACCTTAGATTGTCTTCTATCTAATCTTTTTT